AGCGTACTCTAATAAACCTACACGGGGAACATTCATATGAATGTTCCTAGTGTTGTTTTAATAGTGAAACAATAAACGAAAAAAAAAGGATCAAACAATGAAAAACGAAAAGCCGACCATAGAAGGGTATCAAGAGACTATTCAACAATTCATTCAAGGGTTAAAAAATGAACTAACCGAACCAGCTAACGGATGGAGCATAGCAGAAACAACATATATATGTTTTTACTGGTGCTTTGTTCACAATGCTTGGCGGGATAATGTGAAAATCAATAAAGCACAGAATTTGCGAATTCTTGGCGAATGGTTACCCAATCGGACTAAGGGATCTATAGAAGCGAAAACGATGAACGTATCCAGCTACGCTTTTAAGCTTGCTAAAGATCCCAACTATACAATACACCACGAAAAGGAAATTATTTGCAAGGGTTACAAGTCTCTTAGTAATGGAGCTAAGTTAATAGGGGACATTCTCCCAGTTGTAATCGATTTTATGGGAGTGAATAAACAGATGCAATATAATGCCAAATTATGGGAGTCTATTCCCTGCAGAGCCGTTCCCAATTGGAGAATTGAAGAACTAATTCAGGAGCATGCAACAAATGAAAAGTAAAAAAGCAATAAAAAAAGCATTCGATGAGTTACCCCCAGTTTTCCTGGGAAACTCTGATGAATTGAAAGCAATATTTAAAAAAGCATTAAAAAAAGAAATAAAAAAAAATAAAAAAAAGGATTAATCAATGATATCACTCCAACAAATCCCCTCTTTAAGAGGGGTTATCTTATTTGAGGGTAAAAGTTTAATAGACGGAAACCCAATCGTAGCAATTGCAACC